TAAGTCACATTTTGGTACTGGGAAGAATAAGGATGTACTAAAGGCATCTTCTCCTAAATACTGCACAAGTAGAGGTAATGGAGATATCGATAAGCTTTGTCGTAGTACTTTGGATGGATTGTCTGTCAGTGCGGGAGGAAGTGTACTGGAGGATGATTGCCTTGCTGTTGAACTGTGTGCAAGAAAACGATATGTAAAAAAAGATGAACTACCGGGTGCATATATTGCAATCTCCTCTGTTAACCTTTAGTATACTAATAGTATACTAATCATCACTAATTAAACATGACTGCAAAAAAGTCTACTTCGACTACAACCCCAAGCAATCTTGCAGAAGCTCTTGCTATCTTTCAATCAAAAGTAAAAGCTGCCGATAAGAATGGTAAGGCAAAATTTCCCCAACCTCGAACTTATTCGCTTTTAGAAGATGTATTAAAAGCTCTTCAACCAGCTACAGAACTTGGTATATCTCATACTCAGACTTTTGATTATTTACCTTTAGAAAATGGTAAGACTATAACTGTTTTGATTACAACCCTTTATTTCAAAGAAGAAAAACTTGAAAGTAAACTACCTCTCAGAGAATTAAGTGGTAACAATGTCTATCATGATTTAGGTATCGCTATAACTTATTCAAGAAGATATGCATTAGCTGCTGCGTATGGTATTGGATCAGAACATGATGACGATGCTGTGGCTCTCACTAAAGCACCAGAACCTAAAAAAGGTATTACAAGAACTCCTACAAAACCTAAACAACCTCTTGAATCTGTTGATTCTATTGAAGACAAGAACTATGGTAAGCCTATAGCAAAATCTGCCTTAGATGCAGTCGTTACTAAAATGACTAATTTATCTCAGAAATATCCTGATAAAAAAGATTTAGTAATCAACAAATACAAGAAGCAGTTTGGAATTACCTCTGAAAAGATTGGCCCTGCTGACATAAGAACTGCTGAACAGGGACAGTTCCTTACAATTGCTATAAATGAAATTGATTCAAATCTATGACCTCAGACGAAGCAGAATTTGCAGGACAACAAGTTCGCAATCAACTTCAGGAACGCAAGCTAGATCGCCATAAAGATTACAACAGAAACATCTTTACTGTTCGTACTGATGATGAACTGGCAGAAAAGATCAGAACTTATTGTAAAAACAATGATGTTCCTCCTAATCAATTTATTAAAAACGTCTTACAAAATTATTTCAATGGCTAATTCTGAATTCAATCCCGCATTTCCTTTACCTATGAGTTTTAAAATTCAAGATGGTAAATTTGGTATGCAATTAGGAATCTTCATACCTACAGAATCAATAACACATGTAATTGATCATTTGCAAAATCTAGTTAATACAAAATCGTCAACAGGATCAGTTTATCTTGGCAAGGAAAAAGGTACTCTTAAAACAACTGGAGTATATCTCAATGCCAAAGTTCTTGAGGGTGAATACGGACAATATGGACAAATTAATCCTCAAAAGATAGAAAATGCACCTAATGCACAAGGCTTGTTTTAAGTGAAACCTAAACTAAGGTTACTTGATGGATTTGCAGGAATTGGTGGTTTTTCTTATGCTGCTCATAAAATAGTGGGAGGATTTGAAACTACTCAATTTATTGAAATTGATAAATTCTGTCAAAAACTTCTTACAAAACGATTTCCTAACATACCGATTCACGATGATGTCAGAACCTTTACAGCTAACCTTGAAGATTTCGATGTCTTCTGTTGCGGCTTCCCATGCCAGGACATCAGTGTGGCAGGACTTCAGAAAGGAATTACCAAAGAAACAAGATCAGGTCTATTCTTTGAAGTCATCAGAATCATACGCATGGTACGACCAAAATTCGTTGTCCTGGAAAACGTGGCAGCGATCCTTAATAACGGATTGGACATCGTTCTCGGAGAGCTTTCCCAAGCAGGGTATGATGCGGAATGGGGAATTATATCCTGCGAAGATATGGGAGGCTGTCATAGAAGACAGCGTTGGTGGTGCGTTGCCTACCCCAACAGCAAGGGAATGGAAGGACGGATCATGGAAGTCAGTGAAAAATTGCAAATTTCACCACACTCTCGGAAGGCACATTCATATAGCGGTAAGAAGTTTACCTACACCGACAACAATGGATCATCTTCCACAGAGAAGTGTCAAATCAATGAAGAAACAGGCAACGGAACATCGCAAGGGCAGAACGCAGTTAGCCAATCTCAGAGAGGCAGTGAACCCACAGGCAGTGAATCTTTTCAATCAGTTTCAGACACTTCCTACTCCTACGGCTCACGAACACAAGGCAACTGGTCAAAAGAATACAAGTCAATCTGGACAAATGCTTTCCTCAATAGCTCGCAGAGGAGAACTCTCAGAAGAGACTGGACTGGATATGTTTCTGAACCCTGCCTTCGTAGAGGAGATGATGGGTTACGAGGTCGGATGGACCGACTTAAATCATTAGGAAATAGTGTTTCCCCTCCTGTGGCTGCTATACCATTACAACGTGTATATGATCTTTATTACAAATGAAAAGAAAAGAAATTCCTTCTAATAACAAACTTGAAAAATTAAAAGAAATCAGAAGAAAAGGACTACTTAAGTTATTACTTGATGTGGAACTTCGTGGT